CGCGGCCATCGCTGACGGCGGAGAAGGTGACGTCGGAGCTTTCGTCGCCGAACTCGCCCATGTCCTCGACTTCGCCGATCTCGACCCACGTCAGGGCGGCATATTCCGCGGCAGTATCGGTGGCGGGCAGGGCCGGCGTCACGCAGACGAAGACCTTGGATTCGGAAGCTGTGGTAATCATGTCTTTGGTTCCTTGTTCCCAACAATGAAAAAGGCCTCCGCGAGGAGGCCAAGTTGCCGGCAACGCCGGGTTCGGAGTGATGAGTGGCTACGGCAGCCAAGCCCAAGCCTTTCGATTTATGATGTTCGTCGCGTGCGACTGGTCTATGCCGAATAAGTCGGCAATGTCCTGGTGCGACATGCTGATCGATAACCGCCGTATCTGCCGAACATCATCGCGAGTAAGCCTTGCTGCCCACTGCTTTTCGCCCCGTTGCGCCGTTCCATGGCAGACTTTGTCTGCATGATTTTCGACGACGGTTGCCCACCGAAGATGCTTAGGATGAGTGCATCCTTCGTGGCCTTTCCCGCAAGAATGAGCCGCTTCATGCTGAGGGGTTGGCGGCTCGCCATGGGCGGCAAAACACATGGCTCGCGGCGCTGTTATTCTCTTGCCGCGAAAAGTGACGAGGCCCCGGCCATCGCCTCCAGTGCCATACGGCCATCTGAGGCATCCGTCCCCGTCGTAGTCTTTATGGTCTTCAATCCACTGGGATAGAGCGTTGCGTGCCGCACCCCCGCCGACAGGATCGCCATGGCGAATGTACCGCAGATAATGCTTGATGCAGTATTGCTTCCCCTTGGCCCCGCTTGAGCAACCATCAACGATGCATTCTTCTGGCGACGCACGGTTTGACTTGCCCGCTAGCGGGTCGCCATACCTACGCAGTTTGCGATAATGTGCTCCGCAGTATCCTCTACCAGAGCCAGGCTTTGCTGCATTCTTGTTGCAGCCGTCAACTAAACATGCTTTGAATTTCTCATCCATTCGACCCTCCCATCGGGTTCGTTTTGGTCAGAGCCGGGTGGCTGTTAGAGCAGCTTCCCGGCTCGTTTTTCATAGCATATTCAGATGTTTATTCCAAATTTTTTGCCGCCTCATTCGGCTTCGCCGGATCGGTGGTGTCTTTGGGCTTGGCCTTGCCGGGCAGCGCGCGCATCTCACTGATGTCGGCGACGGGGACGCCGGCAGCTTCGTAGGCCCGAGTGATGTTGGCATAATCGCCGTTGACGTAGACCTTGGTCGCGCCTTCGACCGGACCCGTGAAATGACGAGGGTTAAGCACGGTCCTGCCTTCCGCGCCGGCCACGGCCTCGCGGGTGTAAACGATCTGCATAGGGGTATCCTCGCTAGACGAATGAACGATAGGGGATGGTCGTGGGGAACTGCACTCTGTCGCCTTCCTGCAAAGGCCCCGCGACCCAAGGCTTATTGTCGATCTGGATTTTCACGCCATTGGACACGAGCCGCGTCCCCTTGGCGAAGTGCCGGATGATCCGATCAGCGACATCCAGCGGCTTGACGTAACCAACGCCAGCCTTCCAGTATACCGAGACCTGCAGCAGGCCCTGATGCATCTGGCTGCCCTGCCCGACCGAGAGCGTGTCCGTGCGGTTCGGTAGGAAGGAGACCTGCAGATAGTTGTCCGGCTTCTGCTGACCGGCAAGCGGGAATAGAACGCCGGGATAAGCGATGGGCATCGCCGGCGAGAACGTCAGCGTGCCGAGATGATCGAGCAGAGCAGCAAGGATTACAGCTTCAGTGCCGATTGCCATTATGACCAATCCGCTTCGCCAAGGCTGATGATGCCAACAGTCTCACCCTCACTGGTATTGAGGAGCACGATCAATCCGCCCTCAGCCCCCTGAGGGCTTGTGGAAAATACTCTGCCGTCGATATCGAGCTTATGTGCGCCTTTCGGCATGTGAAGGATGTACTCGACCCCAACCTGCAAATGGATATGCTCGACCGTTGCCTTGGTTTTCAGGGCCATGTATCAATCCTCAATGGCAAAGAAAAAAACGCTCACCGACGAAGACGTCTATGACCGACTGCACGACGCCTACCTGGCGTTGGGCAAGGAACCCGGCGCGACAGTGCCAGGCAACACGACGATTGTGACCGCCCGGATTGCCCTTCAATCCCTGCAGAAGGGACTGCTCATGGCCATCGAGAGCGGCAGCCAAGTCAACTCTTCGATCCTCGACCCTTCGAAGCAACGCGAGCCTTAGCCTCAGCCGTGGCCTCTTCTACGAAGCGCTTCCACTGCTGAGCCGCCAGCCTCGTCCAGCCTCTTGGAGGCTGATTGTATGTTCTTCCTAGGGCATCCGTGCCGACGAAGCCGAACTCCAGTCTGCGCGCATACTCCATGGTGTAGGCCGCGGTAATGCGGTCACCTGCGACAGCGCCCGCGATCTGCAACTGCATGTATGCATCGGTGTATTGCCCCATTCCGTCTTTCTGGGATTTGTCCGGCGCCGGCGCATTCTGGTTGACTAGAACCACGAGCGACGCTCGAAGGAATCCATCTTGGACGGGGGCATTCTCCTGCATGTAAGTGATCGTCTTCTGCGTCGAGAGACGGAAGACGGCATTAATGCGCTTCTCGGTTTGCTGCACCCATTCGTCGACCTGGGACGCAAACCGGCCCTTCCCGCGAGAGACGCGACCGCTTCGTGTGAAGACGCCAACTGTCGGTCCCCGCGCCATCAGTCTAGGTCCGCCAAGAAATCAATCTTCGTTTCCATCCAGCACCGGCAGCACACGATTTCGGATGGGCCGCCAGCCGGGTCTCCTGGGTGCTGGAGGTGCGCGCCGCGTGCCGTCACGAATGCATCGTAAAATCCGACCTCCGCCTTGTTCAGCGCGCTGTGCGTGAACCGGGTGCGCTCATCGAGAAACGCGTGCCAAACCTTCACAACGACCGACGCGGACACGCGGCCTTCGCTAATCGCCTGTTGCATTGATGCCATCTGGCCTTTGTTGAAGGCAGTCATCGTTTCTGTGCGAGCGATGGTCTCACCGCGCAGTTGAAGCAGACGATCCGAGTAGCGCATCGTCAACCTGTTGACCGTCGCCTGGTCCAATTTCGTGCCGGCTTCGATCGCCTTGCGAATGGTGGCATCGAAGCGCTTATCCCTGCGCTCCATACCAAAAACCTTTTCCATCTCTTTCGGGTTTCCAGAGAGAAGGCGCCGGCGCATATTTTCGACGTAGCGAGCCTGGGGCGCGGTTAGCCCTATCACTCCACCTTCACGGCGGCCGGTCACAGGGTTTATTCGGCCGACGAGATCCCGCCCCTGCTCAATTCCATCAGCAAGGATATCGCGGATCACCTGGCGTTGGTCATCCACGATACCTGTGATCAGATTCGAGCTATGGTTCCTCAGCTCATGAGCCGCTGAAGGGTTGCCGATGTCGAAGCGGAAAACAGCGGTCGAACCGTTGTTCTTCGTGACTTTCGGCACCTTTGTAGCGGCTTCCTCCCCGCCAGCCTCGAACACATTCTCGATGGCTTTGGAGAGTGGCCTGAACGAAGAAAAGTCGACGTTGAGCGTTCGTGCCGCCTCCTCCACGTCACCCTTCTGGATGGCCTGTTCAAGTCGGACTTCAACGGCGCGCTGCTCACTACGACTGAGACCGCTGAGACGCATGTTCGCCACGCCCTCATTGAAGGCTGTTTTGACCGTCGGCTCAAGATCATCGAGCAGTTGGCGAACGCGGGTTCTAGACGATGGGCGCTTTGCCATTACTTCCTCGCAAGCAGCTCCCAGAACACGACCAGCCCGCCAGGCTGGAGAGGCTTCACCTCGACGATGGTATGCGGTTCGCCACCGATCAGGACGCGGTCAGTGCGCAGCGGTTCGATGGTCATGCCCTCGGTCGACAGGTAAACCCTGCGGTCGCCGCGAAGAACCAGAGTGCCGTCGATGCTGCTTTCTTCCACATCGAGATCGACCAGCCGGCAAGGAAAGTCCTCGTCCGTCGTCACCGGGTCATAATCCGGACCGCTGACTGTCGTGCGTCGGATCGCGCCGGCCTGCCCGAACTTGGCGATCAACTTGATTGCTGTGCCGCGGCTGCGGGTATAATCGAAGCCGGCCATCAGCGGTCAATCTCCCGCTTGAGCAGCAGGGCGTCATGAGTGAGAACGAACTTGCCCTGAGTTTCCGCTACCAGCCCGCATTGCTGCAGGATTTCCAAAACGCCTCGGTGGCTCAAATCGTCCGCATCGTCGGCGATGTACGGGAAAGTCATGTCCTGCGACATTTCCGCGATGAGTTGAAACAGCGCGCATAGGGCGCCGGCTTTGATCGTGGCCAGCGGGTCAATGGCGTCTTTGGCAGGGACAATCTTCAATCCCGCCTGATCCAGCAGTTCGAGGAAGCGCGCGACGGCATAGTCGTGCCCTGCCCGCTTATAGCTCGACGCCACCTGCCCGATAATCAGGTGCAATTCGTTACGGTCGCGATCCTTCATCGTCACACCACCATGATGCCGGGCATACGGGGCATCAGAAACGGCCAGAGCATCGTCTCGATTGCCGTCACCACCGGCGTTGCCAGCGCGACCAGATCGGCGACAGAGGCGCTCGCGGCGTATTCAATCTCCAGCGGCCCAACCTTCTCACGTTTGACCTGCTCGGACCCGACAATGACGGGCGACAGGCTGCCGGGGTTTGTCAGTTCCAGCCACGACGCTTCATAGGAAGCGCTCACAATAGCAGCCGGAATTTCATTGTCGCCGATTGGCTCTCCCCACTGTGTCACCGCTCCGGTGCGTGGCCAAGCACGCTCTTGTGCGAAACCACCTGTGCGATGGCCGCTTAGCCTCGGCTCAAATCGGTCGATTGCCAATGCGCCTCGATTTCGCGCAGCGGTGATCTTCTCTTCCGTCGTGTCGTCGGAGACCACATGGCCAGCTAGAAGCGCGTAATCGCGGAAACCTTGATTGGTGCCATAACCGGCCATGTTATTCTCCAAGAATCACTCGTCGGCCTTGTGACATAGAGCCACTTACTCAACGCAAGGGGGATTACCGCATGCCCAAACATCTCGTTGTAG